GTCCATTAATGACTGTATACCGGTACCTGTACCAGCATAAGGATCAAAGTAACGTTGAATTGCTGGTGGTGCTTCGTAGAATACTCTTCTAACTTCTATACTACCTGTAATACCTTGATCTATAGCCCATTGATTTAAGTCATATGATTGCTGAGATGCAGTAATTGATAAAGATCCTGAATATTTAGTTACATTTCCACCTACTCCGGTTTCTGTTCCGTAGTGTTTAGAAATCTGTATAATACGATTGAGTGTAGGATCAATTAATTGATTATTAATACTACTACCGGTTAATGAACCTTCAAGATTTATATAGTTTTCTCTAATTTTAAAATTAAATACTTCATTTCCGTATGTAGTTACAGCTTCTTCAAAGCATGTAAAGAATGATTCTTCTTGTAATTCAACATCCATAAGAGGATACCCCAAACGGGTACCACAGAACTTAGCTACTTTTTCTGCATCAGTTTGAAAGTCAGTATCTGAGTCGTAAAATCCGAAGGGAGTATCTCCAGCTGTAAATGTAGCTGTACCATTCCATGTAGTTACGTTCGCCATTTATTATACGGTTTTAATATAAATAGTACATAAAAAAAGAGGCCCGTAAAACGAGCCTCCTTTAATTATATTCTAATGATTAAATCTTAGATTGACGATAAGTCAGAAATGTGGATTTTACCGTAGAATTCAGGTCTGATCATCTTCTTAGCATATCGAGTCATTAAACCTTTTCTTGGAGTGAAAGATTCTGGATCGTATACTAGAGGAGTCATCATCAATGGTACATAAGGAGCATAAACAGCACCAGCTTCAAGGAATTGACCTCCTCTATATCCCATCAAGATTGTGTTTTCAGTCATGTATGGGTTTTTGTAAACTTGGAATCTGTTATTTAACGCACCTACTTTTTGTACGCCCATTGCAAATTGCTCTTGATCACCGTTTGTTTGAGCAGCATATCCAGGAATTGATTCAAGGATTGTAGCTACTGAAGGAGAACATACTAGGAAGTTTGCTCCACCTCTCAAAGTTTTTTGGTGAATCTTGTTAGATACTTTTTGGATTTTAGTTCCTAAAGTTTGGAACCATTGTCCTTGAGTATTGTAGAAGTCTGAAGTAGCAGCAGCCCAAGCTGAACCATTCCATACTCTGTTGTTCTCAGCAGACCATTTCTCAGTAGTGTTAGCTTCTAAGATAAGCATATCTAAGATCTCAAGATCGATCTCCATAGAGATGTACTCTGAAAGAAGTGAAGTCAATTCTGCTTCAGCATCGATTGAGTGATATGCGTTAAGGTCTTGTGCGAATTCTGGAGTCCATTGTGCTTTTAACTTTCTAGTCTTAGCAACGATAGCCTCACTTTGTAGTTTAACATCGATTTCTGGGATGTTAAGGTTTTCTACAGCTCTATCAGAAGCAGCTTCGAAGTCACCTCTGTCGTTTTCTACTGGTTGTTTAGAGAATAATACTTTCTCAGTTCCTAAGTCAGCAAGTGAATCTGCACCGTCAGTTACGAAAGTTACAGTTACGTTACCGTTAGAAGCTTTTACAGCAGTAGTAAATTCTGGGTTAGTAGTAATATCAGTTGAACCTGAGTATAATCTGAATGATCTAGCAGCTAAATGATCAGCGTTGCTAGCAGCAGGGATAGTTACAGATACAGCACCGAAAGATCCTGTGTCTAAGTCTCCATCATATCCTACTTGAGCCCAAGAAGCAGTAGCAGCAGAAGTAGCTAAAGAAGAAGATACTTCGTTGAAAGAGTAACCGAATTGTCCAGCTCCGTAAAGACCTCCTGATGGATCTACGTCTTTAACCATTTTAGTTGCACCTTCTGTTACGTTACCGTACATGTTCTCTTGATCAGTTCTTCCACCGTTAGTATCTCCATATTTGAAGTCTAGGTAGAATACAAGTCCAGATGGTAAGCTCATTGGTTGTACAGATACAAAGTCTTGAGCAGAGATTTGAGCGAATACCTTTCTTACAAGAGGTAGAGCTACTCCAGCCCATTGCTCACCCTGTCCACCACCGTGTGATGCACCACCTACGTTACCTGTGTTGGCTTCAGCTACGATTTGCTTAGCTTGGTTTTCAAGAATCATTGCCATATTAGCAGTTTCTTTTTCACCAAGACCTTCTAGCAATCCAGAAGCAGCCCATTTTTCAGCAAGTCTATTGGCATCAGCTTGTAAGCTTTTGTAGCCGTTAGCACTTTCTAATAGTGAATTAATTTCCATGATTTAGTTTATTTTAATAAAATTATTTAATAATTCCAGCTAATTTTTGCATTCTTCGAACAGCATCAGATACTTCTGCAATTACTTCTGGTTTACTAGCTGTTGTACCAGTAGCTTTAGATGCAGATCCTTTGTGTTCTTTTATTGTAGATTCCTTCTTAGTCCCTACGTTGTCAGCAACAGTTTCGTAAACTAGTTTTACCTCTTTAACCGTTTCTGCTTTATCGAAAGCAGCAATAACGTTTACTTTTTGAGATTCTGTAAGGTTCTGAGCCTTAAAGATCTTGTTTACGTAAAGTAGTTTAGCATTTAGAATATTTACCTCGTTTAACTCTTTCTGTAGAGTTTCGATAGTTGCTAAAGCGTCTTTTAGGTCCTCACTAACAGTTCTGTTAATGTTAGTACCTTCGGCAGAATGATCGGCAGACTCTTGGTTAGCGGTAGATTTAGCAGTGACGTCTTCTTCTACAGTTTCGTCCTCTTCCTCTTTAGCTTCTTCCATAGCCTCATCATCTTTTTTCTTACCTTCTTCTACTTCTTCTTCTGTTAAACCGTCTAGTTCTCTAATAAGTTCGTCTAGATCAATTTCATCTTCGTCCTCTACAGGAGCGTCGATTGCAGGCTCTTCGATTGGAGCTTCGTCTCCCATTCCTTCGATATCACCAGCATCCATATCGTCAGCAGGAGCGTCTCCGCCTACCTCTTGAGCAATAATGTCTCTGATCATGTCTTTGAACTGGTCAACTGAAAGTTTAGATAAATCTTCGTCACCGTCGATTTCTTCTTCTCCTTCGATTTCTTCGCCAGCATCCTCGATTTCGTCTTCCACCTCGTCTTCAGATTCTTCTGAATCAACCTCGGTTTCGTCTTCTTCTTCAGCCTCAGCTGTAACTGATTCTAGTCCATCTCCTTCAGCTACTACCTCTTCTACTTCCTCTTCAACTTCGTTTACTACTTCTTCTTCGTTTTGAGAATCTTCCATCTCTTGAAGTTTAGCAGCTAACATGTCTTTAAGGTGGGGTGTTAGAGTTTCCTCTAATGCCTCTTTAGCGTTAGCGATAGCGGCTTCACGAACAGACTTAGCTTCAGCAATAGCTTGCTTGAATAAATCTTTGTTTGCCATTTTTAATAAAAATTTGTGATTTCGTATAGCTATTGAGAGCTATAATGTGAAGTTATAATTTTTTAAATACAGTATAAGGAACTGTATATTTGTATATAAATATATACTTTTTTCAAAAACTATACTAACGAACCTAAAATTTCTTTTCCTACGTTAGCTATATCTCTTCCTTTTAGTGCGGTCTTGGTCATAGAAAGTGCTGCTGACCCTACATTAGCACCTCTAATTGCATTTAGAGCTCCTACTCCTGCCTGTATACCTAATGCAGCTAAAATTGCAATAAACAGGCCTTTTGCTATATTATCTCTTTTACCTTTATCTTTTACAAAAGGTGAAATAACTTGTGCTATTACTGCTACCATAGCTTTTTCGTTATGGTGTGCCCAATCGTGTACTGCTTGTGCCTTATCAGCAGCTTTGTTTAAGTTTAACTTACGTAATACTTTAGCAGTGTATTTTCCTAAGATGTCAAGAATAGTATTAGAAGCTAATAGGTATCCTAGAATTGATACAGGATCGATGAATTCATTTAATTCACCATCTTTCATTTCTTTATCTAGTACAGCTTTTAACTGAGCAGCTAATTGCTGTTCATCACTCTCTAATAGTATATCTTGAAGTTTCATTACGCTCTTAGTATATCGTTTATAATAGAATCTAAATTAGAATATTTAGAAACTTTTACTTTACCCTCTTGTAGGGATACTGGGTTCATAAACGCACCATGAGTAGAAGGATTAGATACAAAGTCCCAACATACTAGTTCGAAATCGTCTTGTACCTCTAAATGCCCTTCATTTGTCTGCTGTACCGATCCTGTACCTCTAGATGAGATTCCAATTGTATGTCCGGCTTTAATAATTTCTTTTACGATATTACCGGCTGGGGTATTTAGTAGCTCTACCTTACCCATAAGGTCGTCTCCCTTCCACCACAATTCTTTTACTATGTGAGAGGCGTTCTTTAGAGAGACAACAGGAGATTCAGGGTGATCAAGTTCTCCAAAGGCATTACCTCTCTCAACAAACTCTTTTACGTATTTACTACATTCTCTTTCTAGAATCTCTTTTTTATAGACTCTACCGTTTTGGTTTTGTGCAGATGCTCTCTGCATAACACCTTCAACTTCAAAGACTCCAGGTTTATTTTTGGACTCTTTAATGGTAGGTCTAAATGGCGTAACGTCTACTAATAATTGTGCCATGTTATTTCTTTTTTTCGTTTACTGGTGTAAAAACTGATTGTTTAGGAGCCTCCTGTTGAACATATCCTCTATCAACGTCTGCTCGTGAAATCGTCTTTACCTTTGGAGTATCAAGACCTGAGGTGAATCCTCTTTTGACTGCTGGTCTAAGGTCTTTATTAAAGGCAGCTTCAATAGAAGGTGCAATAAATGCTCCTACTTTCAAACCTTCCTCATTAGTTATATCTCCTAAAGCATTATAAACCTTTTGAATTTTTTCTCGTGTCTTATCGTAATAAGCTTCAATATCAGTAACAATGTTCTGTAGGTCGATTACAGCTGATTTTAATCCGCCAAAGTCTCCATACTCGTCTGCAATTCTAGCTAGTTCGTTAGTAGCAGCCTCGTTTAATACTTCTTCCTGTAATACTTTAGTAATTATGTTTTTGACAGCTTCTTTAACGTTATCTTTCCCCATCGCTTTTTTGATGGCTTTATCTTTAGCAGCCTTGTAATCGTCTCCGTCTACATCTCCATCTCCGTCATGATCTTTACCTTTCTTTTCGTCTATGTAATCTGTATTAACAGATTCATATTCGTCATAATTAGCCCATACATCATTTATATCATTATGGTCGATGGTTCCGTCAAAGATATCGTCTCTATGAGTTTTAATAAACTCAATAGCATCGTTATTAGAAACTTTTAATCCTGTTTCTGGATGACCTGTAATAGTTAAAAAGTCTATGATATGTCTCATAGCCATTTTTCTATCGTGGTTAGAAGCTCTTTGTCCTGGAACTCCTGGTTCTGTTGGGATAGCATCTGCTTCTTCCATGTTATAATTACCTTCACTAATCTTCTTAACGATTTGATCAATCATAGAGCGGATACCTGTATTCTTAACTACTGTCCACATATTAGCTTCATCAACCCAAATGTACCCGTAATCAGCACCAAAACGATCAATCTCTTCTGCAATTTCTCTTGCTCTCTGTTCTACGTCTTCTGGGAGTCTTACTTTACCTGGTGCATCATTATGAGTAGCTTCAATTTCTCCTGTTTCAGGATTTAAGTAAGTAATGTAGCCTTTCATAGCAACATCTTTAGCTTTCTCATCATCATTATAATGAGTCTCTAAACCTACTCCCAAATTTTCAGGATAACCGTCATAATGGTTATATGTAGTAGTTAGAGTATCGCCACTCAAATATCCTACTAATGCTCTAGTTCCTTCAACAAGGTTCTCTTTTCTTTCTTTTAACGTAGCTTTTTTCATATCGTTAAAAGTATCTTTTTCAAGTTTACCTCTTTTAGTTTCGGTATACTTATCGTGCTTATCTACCTTAGAAGACTCTTTAGCAAGTAAATTATAATAGTATAATGGATCCTTTTTAATATTATTTATTGCTGTGGCTTTAGCTTTTGAACATACATCAGCGTCGGTACAAGTAACAGGATCATATCCTAACTTAGCAATCTCAATATCCATTCCTCTTCTAACTGAATCGTCTGAAATATTAGCATATTCATCTTTTACAGTTTCTTCTGAGATAAGGTTATTATTTTTAAGGATCTGTATTGTGTCTTTATATCCATTTAACGGAGACACAAATTGAGGAAACGCTAGACGCATCTGTCTAACGAATTCTGATTCTGCTAAAATACCGTTTTTAACAGCTTTGTATTTTTCATTTGCGGTTACTTGTCTCATTATGCTTCTTTGTATCCTTGTTTTTTTAATGCCTGTTTTGCTCTTTTATCTTTACCAAACGCAAAAGGTGTATGAAACCCAGGAGTGGCTGATGATGTATTAGCTTCATCTAATTCTTGCAATACTTCTCTAACCATTTGAGTTAAGTCAGACCTTTTCATTTTAAAGGGATTTAAGCTCGTTGACTAAGTCGTAGTACTGCATTAGATTAACTAAATGAGTATCCGAAACTTTGTCCTTACTTGATACAGGAACAATAGCTTTAGCTACCTCATCTAATTTAATTTTTACCACTTCATCCTTAACTTTACTAGATAACTTTTTAACGATATTGCTTATCTTAGTAAGTTCCTCGTTAACTAGATTGCGTAAACGTGTAGTAGAGTTAACTGAAGTAATAAATTCTTTTAATATGTTTTTTTGCTCAGGAAGTAAGTCTTTATATGTATCGTTAAATTTCTCTAATAATATCTTAAATGTTAAAAGTTTAAGATCTTTATCGTACTTAGAGTATTCTTCGATTAACGTATCTTTTACATCCTCAGCATTTTGCTTCTGTGTTGTCAGGTGCTCTAATAAAGTTGATTTAAAGTTAATAAGGTACTTAGGGTCAACTATATCGTTATTGTTTTGAGCTTCAAGTAAACAGTATAATGAGGCTAATGCTTTATAATCTTGGGTTTGAATTGCAAAGAACTCGTCAAGATTGTAATTTTCTTTAATAGACGAGATAAGATCATACTTCTGTGTCTTAAGTGTTTTCTGGTCTATTTTTCTAGAAATTTCTGTAATAGTCGATAGTATTGTTTCAGCTTTAGCTTGTCCAATACCTTTATTTTTTAATATAAATTCATACAGTTTAAACTCTCTAACGAGAGCATTCTTACCTGTGAAATGCTTTTTGATAATACTAACAGCAGCTGAGTCTTTGTTGTTTAAAGTATCAGCGGCGATTTGCTTAACAAGCAATTGAAAGATAAGTCCTGTGTTTTTATACTTAGAATGTTTTATCTTCATTATACACGTTTACTATTATAAATATGCACTAGTTACCTAAATCTTTAATGTTGTCTTCATTTAGAAGTTCAGGTTCTTTAGTATCGTCTTTAGAAAATACTATATTCTTTAAGGCTTCCCTGTTTTTAAAGTAAACAGCCTTAGTAGACATATTTTCCATTACGTTTTCATTATCTGATGGAAATCCTCCATGCATACCATGAACTCCTAGTGGATCACGTCCTCCCATTGGATTATCATTAGTTCCATAGACAGAAGCTTTTTCTCTAGGTCTGCCACCTTCAGGACCAGGTTGACCCCATTCTTGTTCCTTCTCAGGTTCCATCTCTGAGTATCCGTCTGGTACTGCTCCTGGCTCTCCTCCTTTTGGAGTAGCAACGGAACGTCTACCGTACATAGAAGCCAAATCATGAGGTGTACCGTAAGTAACTCCAGACTTAGCAGGATCGTTACCTTCACCTTCAATTTGAGCTAATCTAAAGGCTCTCTTAGTATCTTCTCTAACTAGGTCTCTTTCTTCCATATACTGATCTTCAGACATATCAAATATATTTTCGTAAATATAGTCTGAAGAGAACATTTTAGAATCCTTCATTTGAGCAGCTAAGTCTACTTTCTCTTTTAGTAGAGCAACTTTTTCCTGATCAAATATAATAGAAGCTGTTGAGAGCTTTATTTCAAAGTTAGTTAAACTTTCTCCTGTAAAACCTTGCGTGTATAAATGTACCAAAGCTATTTTAGTTAGCTCTGATTCCATAATTTTCTGTATTCTTTCTACTGTTCTTGCAAATCTAATATCCTCTGCTGCTAGAGTAGCTTTACCCTGTAAATCTCCTTCATACCCAAAGTATGCTTTAGGAATTTTAAGAGCTGCAAACAACTTAGCTTGTAAGTACTGAACGTCAGTAGTACCATCGTATTCCAGTCCTTTTGTAGTTTCTATACGAGTAGAGTTATCACCACCACGAACGGGTAAGTAATAGTCCTCCATCATATTTTGCATATTAAACTTTAGGTTGTATTCTCCTGTCTGCTGATCAACATAAGGAGTTTTCTTCATCTGGTTGATAGTTCTTTGCATGAACTGCTCAACTTCGTTAGGCGGTATTGCTCCAACATTAATATAGAACATTCTTTTTTCTGGAGCTCTCATGATTCTATGAATCAACATTGCATCCTCCATTAAATTAACCTGCTTGTAAATCTTTCTAGCAGGCTCTAAAAAAGAGCGTCCATAAGGAAGATAAGAAGTATCTGATAGTAATCTAAAGTGAGCTATTTCGTAATTGTCAAAAGTAATAGACCTTTGATTAGGTTTCTTTCTGTAATTAGGATCTGATGCTGCTGTGATTCCATCTGGTTCTAATTGAAATTGAACTTTAGAAGGATTTTCAGGATCTTGTCCTTCATGTCTAATCATATGATAGACAGTATACGGTAACACGTTATATACTCCGAACTTCTCTGCTATCTCTAGCTTTAAGAAAAAGTCTCCGTATTTTAGCATATTACGTGTCCATGACCATAAGTTAAACTCTATGTTTAATACGTCATAGAATAGGTTGTATAATACTCTTTGAATATTTTCATCAGAAGATTTAATTGCTAAAACTTCTCCTTGATCATTTTTAATAGTAGTTTCATCAGAGATAATATCTAGTGCTGAAGCAATGATAGGATCAGTATCCATAGCTTCGTAATCTGAGTATAATTGAGCTCTGAGAGTTTGGTAGTTTAGATTGGGATTATAAACGTTAACATTGTTGTAAACGTAGAGTCGGTTAAATCTATCTACAAGTGAATTGGTTTCGTATCTACCTGTTCCCTGTATAGAATTAACGTCAGCAACTTTTAACTGGTCTCCTCCTATATTCCTAATGACAACGTCGTTAGAAAAAAGTCTTCTCAGTCTACCAAATAATGAAGTATCCGCCATAGGATATATAATTTAAATATAAATAGTCTATTTTAATAGCCAGGAGATATCTTCTTCACCACCAGGCGTCTTAATAAGATAAGGATTTTCTCTCATACTACCAACATTTCTTATAACAGCTTGATTTCTTGCATTCAAGTTATTAAATGATGAAAGTTGAGCCCTTGCTAGATCAATACCTTGCTGTCTAAGTTTTAGCGCTGTATCTCTAACATAAAGTGCAGTTGCACAGGCCATTAATAAGTCATCATTATACCTATCTTGAGCTTGTGCTTTTCCATTTTTCCAAACGAATACTCTCATTTCAGACATCAAACGTTTGGACTGTATAGTGACTGATTTTTCTCTAATATATTCGATCATCTTAGCTATCACTAAAGGTCTAGTTCTCATAGACATTGTGAAGCCAGGTACTAATTTATCTCTTTCATACTTATGCATGTAAGATTCAACAGTCTCCATATTAGAGGTAGCACTATAATAAAGGTTACGGTATTCCCGTTCCATTATTTGTTCTATAGTAGCCCAACCAATATTAGCATTTTCAACTACTAATAACGCTTCGTTGTATTCTGAAGCGATACCTACTAAGAAATTACCAAAGTCTTTAGGAGAAAGTTTTCCTTTATACTCACCTACTTGTGTTGCACTTTCAATATCAAAAATATGGAAGGCTGAGTAGTCAGTTGAATCACCACGGGCAACGTCGGCTACAATCATATAAGATTTAGAGTAGTCTACTCCTTCCCATATCCATAAGTTACCATCAATCCCTCTTCTTTCTAAAGGATCTTTTTGATACGTCTGTTCGTAGAAGGACATGTCTTCTGGTTCAAATACAGTATCTCCAGATGCTAGGAAGTCACAATCACATTCCTGACCGGCCATTCTAGGACCTAAGTCAGCATCTTGTTGGTCTCTCCAGGACTGATTTCTTTCCGGGTGTACGGTCCAGGGAAGTGATATAGGCAAAAAAGAGTTCTCACCAGATTCAGCTCTTTCCCATGTTTGATGAAACCAGTTACCAATACCGTTAGGAGTAGATAGTGCCATACATTGTCCACCGGTAGCAAGTGTTTGCTGTGCTGCAGTAAAGGTCTCCTCAATGTTATCAATAAAAGCAGCCTCATCTATCAGCAGTAGTGATACCGCTTCAGAACGTGCAGCATCTGCATTAGAAGATTTAGCTGTTATTTTAGAACCATTTTTAAGTCTTAAAGACAATTTGTTCTTCTCTACTGATGGTATTTTTAACCACTTAGGTAGCTGGTCGTACATAAACATCGTCTTAGTAACGAGGTTACGAGCTGTAGCTTGTGTTGTTGCTAATGCCAAGATGTTTTTATCTTTATGGAATAACATTAGCCATAGAGAGTATCCGGCAGCAAGAGTTGATATACCTAGCTGTCTAGACTTAAGTGTAATGATGTATTGATGATCTCTAAATAAATGTAGTACTTTATCCTGAAAGGGGTAGAGGTTAAATAGAATTCTACCACGAGTTGGATGCTGTATATAGCAATACTTCCTCATGAAGTATGCTGGATCTTTTCCACACTTGATATACTCTTGTGCGATTAACTTCTTTATGTCCTGTGCCATAACTATTTAACTTTACTAACTTTTAATCCTAATTTATCAGAATCGTGGTTAGGGCTATTTTTACTTAGATGAGATACTTGAAAGTTTCCACTATCAATAACAGAAGTTACTCCTTGTAGCTTATCAGTATCTAAGTAGTACTTAACATATTTTACTTCTACGTAATTATTAAAGATTTCGTTAAAGTTTAATTCTGGATCATTATTGATCTCTTTAACAAAAGCTTTTTCTATATTAATTCGATCTCTATGTGATTCTTCGTCTTCTGGGCCTCTACCTAATCTAGGGTATTGAGGGTACTTTTCCTTGTAATCAGCTACTGCTTTTTTAAGGTCATTACTACCAAAAATATCTATAGCTTCGAATGCTCCTTCAATTACAGAATACTTAGTAATAATATCAGAAAATTTTCTAATCTTATCTGAAGCTTCTCCTTTAGCTAAATCTACAAGTTTTATAACGTCTGAGTATTTTACGGTATTACCTATAGATGAGCCTGATTTAGCACTAACTTGAATTCTCTCGTCTCCTTTATATAGAATATAGTCTAATAATCTATAATTACCAGCAGCAGGGAATTCAACTGAATCACATCCTTGCTGTTTACCGAAGATTAAAGCACCGTGGGGTTCACCAAAGTTCTTATTTACTTCATTGAAAAATCCTTTAGGTAATTCTGCTTTATCGTTATCAGAAATAGCTCCTTGGCCGGTCACTGCATGAATTAGAACTTCTTTTTGAATAGGAGTTAAAATATTATTATCTTTAATTCCTTTAATAAGTTCTGTTTGTAATTGTTCTAATGATATTTTAGTATCAAGAGTAATACCTAATTGTTGAGGTTTTAATTCAAAAAATTCTCCTGATGCTGCACCTGTAGGCTTAAGTATGATAGTTATACCGTCTTTTTTAAAGTGGCCTGTTCTAACTTTTGTAGCTTTACCGTATTGACCTGAATTTTCTATCCTGGTAAATAAAGTAGGTCTATCTTCATCGTATATAACAATACTGGTTCTAGATGCAGGGATAATTTGTTCCTGGTCTATACCTAATAGTTTTATAAGCTCTTGGGCTATTTCTTTTCCTCTATCAGTGAGGACATCGTAATCTAATTTCTGCAACTCGTTTATTGTTGGGTCAAAACCAAACATAGACTCAAATATCCTTAAATCTTCTTCGTTATTTAGATCAGGGTATCCTCTTTTGGTTCTATACGACCATTCTAGTATTATCTTATCAATAAGATTCATTATGCTTCAGGTTCTTCTCCTGGTTCTTCAAAATCTATTTCTTCTCCTCCTAGATCAGCTCCTCCTTCTTCACCTCCTTCTTCACCGCCTAGTGCGTCTACTTCATCACCACCTTCTTCACCGCCTTCGGCGCCTCCTTCTTCTCCGGGGAATTCACCTCCGCCACCGCCACCGCCTCCGGTATCAGTATCAGCAGGTTCTCCAGTTCCAGCTCCACTCATAGGAGCCTCTTTATAGAGTATAGCTAGTTTATCTAATGCTTGTTGATATTCGGCTATATTAGAAAGTAAATACCTTTTACCTAGTATCTGAGCTTCAAATGTTTTACCTGTCCATTTTAAAATGTAATCTTGACCGTTTTTAAGATTGATTCTAAATGAAGTTGGTCTTGGTGAAATCCAATCTATAGTATCTACAAACTCTTTAAAGTCTTCAGTCTGTAGTTTTACAATAGCTGCCTTTAAGGTAGGGAATCGGCCTAGTATAGTATCAGTAGCATCTTCTAATACTGCTCCTGTTTCTTCTCCAGCCTCTTCTGGTTGTGGCTCTTCTTCAGCTTCTTCTATTTCTTGCCAAAGGGATTCTTTAAGTATACTCTTTTCTTCTAGAATAAGATTAGCGTGGCTAACAAACATTTCATGTAACTCTGCAAGGGATGCTCTATTTCTAATAAGTGCGTACTGGTCAGGTCTTTCAGTTCTTAGATACCTTTGTAGCTTTCTGAAATTAGTTCTAATAAGTTCGAATAATTCTCTAGCTGCTGCATCTTTTCTAATATCGTCACTTCTCATTAAAGTTTTAATATCTCTAACGATGTTAGCAAACTCATCGTACATTTTTTCAAATGAAGGTAATATAATAACTTTGTGTGCTACTGAGCCTGTTTCTTTGTCAGTGCCGGTCCACTTCATATAACGAGTTAGATCATCACTAAAAAAGTCTTGATCAGACATAGGACCATACTTCTTTTCTATAGCATCTCTAAATACTTTAGGAAGATCCTTAGGTTTTTTAGTTGAACCATCTGCTTCTGATACTTGTCCAAAAGCTTCTAATATGAGTTTATCTAACTTGTTCATAAAATATTATTTAGGGCAGCCTGAGGATTTCTTATGAGTAGTTTTACATCTACCGCAGTATGTAGCTTTTTCTTCTTTTATAGTTTCTTCAACTGAAGTGTCAAGTTGTTGACCTCTATTCTTACCTGCTACGTCTTTTTCTAACTGTTTTTCAAGTTGTTTCTTTTTAGCTGTAAGATCTTTTAATTGAGTTATTACTGATGTATCACCAGCTTTATATTGCTTGGCTAACTCTTTCATTTTAGCCACTACAAGGCCATATGCTTTTTGAGTCTTAGCTATTCCTTCATTAGTATCACTACCGTAGTCGTCAAAATCAGATCTAATACCTTTGGCCTTATTCCATTCAGGAGTTCTTTCGAAATCATCTTCTTGTTGATATCTAATCTCCTCCATTGTTTTAATGTAACCTAACTCACCTTTAGCTGCTTCAGCTTTTACCATAGACACAATCTTGTCAGCTAATTTTTTAATTTCAGGTAGTCGTGGATTATCAGGATATAGAGCATCGTTATCTCTTCTACCTTCATCTAAGTCATCTCTACCGTCTAACATAGCCTCTAGCTTTCTAATAGCTAACTCTATTGCTTCGTCTTCAGACATTCCTGCAGTATGAGCTATATTACTAACTACCTGTACTAAATCTTCTAAAGAGGCTGCAAGAAACCTATCTTCATTAATTCCTCCATTTTCTGATTCACTAAACATCTGAACCAATTTATTATATGTCTCTTTAAAGTAAGCTCTAAGGTAGGCTCTTTTAGCATGTTCAATTAAACCTTCTCTATCGGTATCGTATTCTTCCCAGTCATCCCAGTAGTGGTCTACTGCTGATTCAGCTGCTGATTCTAATTCATTACTAAATGGTGAAGGCATACTTTTAGGTTCGCCAAGTTCTTTATGAATAGATTGGTTCATTATATTTTGGTCTGAACTTCCCCATTCTTTTAGTTCTTCTTTTCTTTTACCAAAAGTTTTATGAACTAAAGTATCTAAATCTTTATGGAATTCAGTTTCTTGTTCTTTTGAAGCTCCTTGTTTTTCTTTAGCTTTTTTAGCATGAGCTATTCTCTGCTGAACCATTACTGGATGAGACTGAGCTTCTAAAGCTAATTGATCGATAGCAGGTTGTTTTTCTTCTCCTTCTAGATAATGCTGTGCTGCAGACATATACTCTCTAGCAAGAGTTACTTTCTTCTGCCACCAGTGAGGAAAATCAACTTCACCGTCATGCTGGTCGTATTTATCTAATGCTTTGTATAATTTAGATGCATAAGTAATAACATCGTAAAGGTCCTTTTTAAGCATGTTTGGTTCATCATCTTGATGTCCTACATCTAAGTCACCGCCTGCTGTGTCTACTTCTGTTTCATTCACATTCGTACCACCGTGTCTAGCCATTGCAGCTTTAAAATCTCCTTTATATAGTTGCTTAACTATTCTACGCCCTAAATCTTCTAGTTGGTCATCACTTAAAGTATGGGTATCATCCATTCCATCTAAATAGTTTTGAGCTATTTCTATATAGTCAGCTGGATCAATGATGTCTTCTACACTAGTTGTTTGAGCTTCATCTATAGGGACATTAGTATCTAGAATATGTACTCCATCTCCTTCTAAGTCGTCTATTACTCCAGCATCAAAATCTTCTTTTTTGAAGTACATAACGATACCTTTTGGATCGTCGTTTATTTGATATTTAATGCCGTAAAGGTCATCAAAAATAACTTGTGCTTTATTTTGAGATGCTGCATCTTTAGGAATCTTAATATAATACATTCCTTCTGGAGCTTCACTTACTTCAGTCTCATTTAAAGATTTAAAATGTTTCTGGAGTTCATTAGCAAGAACATCTACATTTACTATAGCCTCTCCTGATGGTTTTACTCCTACATCGGTTAATTCTTTGTCGAAAGAGAAATCAACAAGGTGTAAAGTATCATCTGTTATATAAAAAGAGAATTGATCGTCTGCTCCATTTTTATATTGTACGTATATTTCAAATGAACTTTCTTCTATGTTTTTAGCCTTCATTGAAGAAACGCTATCTCCTAAAGCTTTAAGAGACATAGCTACTGCTTTCCCAACAGACTTAGCGATTGATTTAGTTTCTTCTATGCTAAACTTAATACCCTCATTTTCTTTAACTTCGTTACCGTCTGAGGATTTGATTTTCTCTATATCATCAGCATCTTTTAACGCATCTACTTCATCATCACCAAGAGATAAAGCAGCTGTCTTTCCTGATTTAGGAGTTACAAGATAAGTTTTTTCTTGAGCTTCTTTGAGTTGTTTAATATAAGATTCTCTAAGGACTTCTAACTGAGCAGTTCTCTTTCTAAGCTCTGCTGGTTTAAGATTTGTTACTTTGCCGTTTTTTAGCTGTTCTAAAGTTGTTTCACATTTAGATAAACGGTCCTTTATCTCTTTGTAAGTCATTTGCAAATATTTTATATACGTATATAAATAAATAGGTTCAATTTAACTACCACCCCCAATAGGGGTTATTTTCATCTTCCCACCAGAAGGTTAATCCTCCGTCTTCTTCAAAATCAAAAGTCTCTACATAGTAGTTTGGTTCAAATATACTATTAGACTGTTTGTATAAGCAAGCGTACTTTCTCTGGTTAGGAGTAAAGTACTCTTCCATTACATTATCTAATATAGTAAAATTTTTACCGCGAAGTACCCCAGAATCTATAAATAGAAATTTTCTATTGGATTTAACGTACTTATGTCCAAAAGATTCCAAATCATCAATGTACCTATCCTCAGTATAAAGTTCTTGACCAGGGTAGGGCATTTCAAGAAAGTCCATATCAAAAGGTACGTGATCATTTAAATAAGAAAGTTTATGATTAACAATCTGAGAAACTATAGAACTGTATTCTGGAGAGCATACAACTATAATAGTTTTCTCATCAACCCATCCACCAGCATTAATTATCTCTACTAATTTTAAAGTATCGTAATACTCTTTAACTGGTTTTATAAAAAATTGTTTGGACATACATAACTTTACTTTTTACCACCTTTCATGTTTGCACACCAGTGGTACATTTTTCCTTTTTCACCGCCATACTTCTTAGCCTTAGCTCGTAGGTCGGTTACAGAACCTTTACAGCTAGCACCTGATTTTTTTACACGACCAGGTCTTGACTTACCTTTTACTTTGCCGTCAGCGTAGTTTTCGGCAGCAAGTATCTCACCTATGAGTTGTGCTAGTGTAAGTCTTGTCATTATTAAAATTTAGAATTGGGATGACTGTCTACCGCCTTGAGGCATAATAGTATCTTCTGCTGAAGCCATTAGAGATTTAATAGACGTAAATACTCTACCTCCTGATTCCCATTCTTTTCCTGTTTCGGCATCTATAAGAGCATACTTAGCTCTATCAGGCATTACCTTAATTAATTTGAAGATAATATCTCCATGTCTTGATGGAACTTCTTCTGGCCAATCCTCTCCTTCATTTAGTTTACCAGAAGCTTCTATATTACTAATTACAGATTGAATTAAGTAGATTGCATCTTTAGCTCCGTAACCGTATCGCTTAGCTAACTTCATAATAAAGTTACCAACTAATTTTTCTGCTTCAGGGTTAACGTTTGCTTCAGATAATCCTACTGGGCGTACGTGTTGATCAATTTCTAGTTTAGAAAAGAAGTCTTTAGCTAATTGCTTATAAGTTTCTCTGTCTTCACCTTTAAGTTCTGCAAAGGCTTTTTGATAGTAGTATTTTAAATTACCGAACCATCTAACTGCATCAGCTTTATCTTCAGACATTTTATTAATCTTCTGACCAGCTGCTACTGCATCTTTATGTGCATTAGAGTTTTTATGAGCAGGTTTTTCACCTCTTTCTCTTTTAGCTCTAATATTAGCCCAAAGTCCTGGTTTTTCTTCTTTTATTTCTTGAAGTGCTTTTTTTAAGTTTTTCATACTATTGAATTTTATCTGAATGCATCATAAGCATTCTTATAATAACCGATGCAAGTATACCAAATATTACCCAGAGTGCTCTTGTTACTCCAGATTTCCAAACTTTAATTTCTTCTAAATCCTGAATATGTTTAGCATATTCCTTTTCTCTAGATTCTTTTTGAAGACGGAATTCGGTATTTTTATTTGTATTCACTATTACCCCGTTATCTGGGTTAAGAAGTGTGTACTTCATATCAGACATATCTTCTTTAAGATCGGACAAATCTCTTTGCATTTGCTTCAGTTCTCCGTTAGGCATGTGAGTTTTTATATGTCTAATTTCAGACAATACGGCATCTAACACTTCTTTTTGAGTCATTTTTAGGTACTTAAGTTATATAATAATAAATACTCTACTTTTTACTGTTTTGAAGTATATCTAGAAACTCTTTTAAACTTTCTAACACCTTATTATTTTGTATAGAAGAATTACTGTTCCAATCCTCTACGTCCCCATGTTCAGTTACATAGGTAGGTTTATAACTAACATAATCATTAACCCAGGCTGTAAGGTCTTTTGCAAAAGCGTCTATAGAACCATTAATCATACTAGCTTCGTACTTTTCGTATAGTCCAGCTTTACGGAGTTGAGCTTCATAGTTTATAGTACAATCAAAACAGA